TGCTTGACGAGCATGGCCAAAGCGGCTTGCGTGACTGGCTGTGGACCGACGGCGAGCGGGCGGAACTGGAAGGACGAGGCCATGAATGGCTGACCCGAGGCCAGACCATCGACGGCCTGATTTATTGCGGCGGAGCGCAGGGCACCAGTCTGCTGCAGTGGGGCGTGAATCCGGACGACGTAGAAGACCCGCTGGCCGAATACGAAGTAGAGGCCACGCTGATTGGCAATCACGTCATTCGCGTAAAGATCAACCGCGACCCGCTGGAACGCCGCCCGTATCACACCGCCAGTTATCAGCCGGTGCCGGGTTCGTTCTGGGGGCAAGGCATTCCGGAGTTGATGGCTGACATTCAGGACGTGTGCAACGCCACCGCCCGGTCGCTGGTCAACAACCTGGCCATTTCCTCCGGCCCGCAGGTCGAGGTGTATCACGAGCGCCTGGATCCGACAGAAAACGCCGACGACATTTACCCCTGGAAAATATGGCGCACCAAAGACTCAACCATTACCGGCAACAACCCCGCCGTGCGCTTCTACCAGCCGAGCAGCAATGCCGCTGAATTGTTGGGCGTGTATGAGAAGTTTGAGCTCCGCGCTGACGACGCCACCAATATTCCGCGCTATTCCTACGGTAACGAGAATGTAGGCGGGGCAGGCCAGACTGCATCCGGCCTGTCCATGCTGATGGAGAGCGCCAACAAGGGCATCAAAGACGCTATCCGGCACATCGACCGGGGCGTGATTCGCCGTGTCATTGAAGCGCTGTGGCTGCACAACATGCAGTACAGCGACGACAACAGTATCAAGGGCGACGTGGCCGTGGTGCCGCGAGGCTCATCTGCCATGCTGATCCGTGAGCAGACCCACCAGATGCGGGCGCAGTTCTTGCAGATGACCGCCAACGAGATTGATATGGGCATTATTGGCCGGGAAGGCCGCCGCGATCTTCTGGAAGCCGTGGCTGAAAAGCTCGATATGCCCGGACTGATACCCTCAGAAGACAAGATGCTGGAGAACGCCAAGAATCAGGGCGAGTCCCAGCAGGTCATGCAGCAACTTGAGCAGGCTATTAAGCAGGCTGAAGTCCGCGAGAAGTCAGCCAGTGCCGCCAAGAGCGAAGCGGAAGTCGCTGAAACCGAAGCGGACACCCAGGAAACCGCAACCATGACCCCGCTGAAGGCCCGCAAGCTGATGGCGGAAATCCTCAACATGATGCAGCAGCAAGAGGTGCCTTGGACGAACAGGAATGGAAGGCGTTGGCCCGAATCGCAGCCTCGCAGGACGGCCAGCGCCTGGCGGCTATCCTTCACAGGCGCCGGGAGGAATGCCGGGATCAACTGGAACGGGCGCCGGAACCGGCCCAAATCCACAAGCTCCAGGGCTGCGCTGACACGCTCAAGCAGATAACTGACAACCTCAACGAAGCCCGCGAGGTCGTCAACAAAAAATACTCACATTAAGCGTGCCCGGTTCGCCGGGCCTCACACAAAAGCCGCTTCACCAGTAATGGGAGGCGGTTTTTTTGTGGGCGAACGCTCAGTGCCCGGAAGGCCAACGGCGCTGAATCCGTGAACCCGAATCGTGAACCCCGGCAATGACCGGCTCACCGCGCAGATAAGCGCACAGGAGTTGAAATGAAGTTACCCCGTAACGTCCAGCAGCAGGCCGACGCGGCCAAACGCCACTTTGAAACCCTCCAGAACCCCGAACCTTCGGCTCCGGAAGCGGAAACAAAGACGCCTGATGCACCGGATACTGCCACGCAATCCGCAGAACCCGAGCAGAAACCCGAAGACCACAAGCACTCCCAGGGCGAAGACCCAACCCCAACCGACGAGCCCAATCGCTCCGAAGCCTACTGGGAACACCGCTTCAACGTCATCAACGGGAAGTACGCCGCCGAGGTGCCTGCGCTGCAGGAAAAGGTCAGAAACCTGACCGGGAAACTCGATGAGGCCAACCGCCAGATTACGGAGGCAAAAGACGCTTCCGCCAAATCCACCAACCCTGGCGGGCTAACAGCCGAGCAGATCGAGAAAGGCAAAGAAGAGTTTGGTGAGGACTTCGTGTCCTTCGTTCAGCAGATGGTGGGCAGCAGTCGAGTCCCGGACAACAGCGCTGAGGTCAAAGAACTGAAAGGCGAGCTTGATTCGATCAAGCGGCAGGAGCGTCAGAAGACCGAGGCTTCGTTCTGGACTGCGCTGGAAGATCTGGCGCCCGATTACAAGGCCATCAACGCCGACCCCAAGTTCCACGCCTTCCTGGCTCAGTACGACCCGCAGACCGGAGTCCAACGTCAAGACAATCTGACGAAGGCGCAACAGGCACTGGATGCAGACGGTGTAGCCGACGTGTTCAACGCCTTCAAAAAACAGCAGCCGCAAGCCAAGCAGCAGCGCATTCCCGATGACCAAGTAGACCCGCCCACCAGCCGATCAACAACCACGCCAGAAGGCGGAAAGATCTGGACTGGTGCCGAAATCAAGGCGTTCTACACCAAAAAGGCCAACGGGAAATACGGCGCTGATGAGGGCAAGCGACTGGAAGCCGACATTTTCGCCGCACAGCGCGAGGGTCGTGTGCGATAACGCCCCGGCCCCGCCTCGCGGTTCATTGATTCTACGAGGAAATTATCATGACAGGTCCAAATCGTGATGCAGGTCATCCGGACTATTCAAGCACCAGCACAAGCGGCTTTATCCCCTCCATCTGGAGCGGCAAGCTGATTGACAAGCTGTATGCCTCGACCGCGTATGCGGAGGTGGCAAACACTTACTACGAAGGTGAAATCAAAGGACAAGGTGACTCGGTTCAGATTCGAACCACGCCCACCCTGACCATCCGCGACTACGACGTGGGTGGCGGCCTGACGTATGAGAAGCCAACCAGCGACAAGGTTGAGCTGCAAATCAGCCAGGCCAAGTATTTTGCCTTTGAGGTGAACGACATTGACGCCTATCAAGCCGACATTGGCCTGATGGATAACTGGTCCGACGATGGCGGCCAGCAAATGTCGATTGAGATTGACACTGACGTAAACGCCTATGCGTACACCGAAGCGGCTGCGGCCAACGCGGGTGCGGCTGCAGGCGCCAAGTCGGGCTCCCTGAACCTGGGTGCAGCCGGTGCGCCGGTCGTTATCACCAAGGGGAACATTCTGGATGTTCTGGTTGATTGCGGCACGGCATTGGACGAGCAGAACGTTCCGAACATGGACCGTTACGTAATCCTCCCTGCGTGGATGAACGGTATGCTCAAGAAGTCCGATCTGCGTGATGCGAGCACCATGGGCGACACCACGTCGGTGTTCCGCAACGGCAAGGTGGGCGAGCTTAAATCATTGAGCCTTCACTGAGCAATCAGTGTCGAAAATCGGGTGAACTCAGGGAAAGCTAAACCGTTTTGATATAACTACCATCACGGCACGCTAATCCTGATCCAAGCCGCCTAAAATGGTTCCCTTACGGAAGGGATGTAAGGCGGAAGGTGCAGAGACTAGAGGGTGAGGAACCAAACCAATAACCCCTCCACGAGCGCCCGACACCCCACGAGGGTGATGATATAGTCCGACACTCCGGGGAAATCCGGAGAGCAGGGAATTAAAATACCCTGCATAACAGATGGATCGCTTCACGGTGTACGTGAACAACAACCTGTCTACCGTGACGACGGCACCACCACCAACCAGTGCACTAATGTGATCTTCGGTCACAAGAAGGCGCTGACCTTCGCCAGCCAGATGACCAACATGGAAACCCTGCCGAATCCGAATGATTTCGGCAAGCTGGTCCGTGGCCTGAACGTCTATGGCCGCAAGGTTATCGACCCGAACGCCATCGGCCATCTGTACGCTGAGAGAGGCTAAACCCACTGACGCAGAGCCATCCTTCGGGGTGGCTTCGCTATTTCAGGAGTAACGCATGGACATCATCAAAGCCCTGGAAGGGGCCAAGACCAAAGACGAACTGGAAGACCTTGGCATTGAGCACCTGGGAGTCGATGTGGATAAGCGCAAAGCCAAGGAAGTGATGCGGTCTGAATTGTTGGCCGAGGCTGAAGATCAGGCTGGGGTAGAGGCTCCCGCACCGACACCCGAAAAGCCGCAAGCCAAACCCGTTGGCCGTATGGCCCGCAACAAAACCACTGGCCGAGTTATGCCGTGGACGGCTGCAATGGCCAATTATTCACACATAGAGGAGGTCTAACCCATGGCCGTTACCACCGCTGGGAATATTGTCAACAACGTCAAACTGGTCTTGCAGGAAATAACCACAAGCGGTACGCGATGGGCAAATGAAGAGTTGATCGGCTGGCTGAATGAGTTTTATCAGGCGGTGGTGCAGCTTCGGCCGGATGCTTTTTCTGTGAACGAGTATCTGAATTTGATTGCCGGCACAAAGCAGACCATTCCATCCAGCGGGCTGCGGTTGCTTGACGTAATCCGCAATCAGAGCGGCACGGCCATCCTTATCACCACTCGCCGTGCGCTGGACTCTACTCGCCGCACTTGGCACTCGGACGCTCAAAGTGCTGTTATTGAGCAATTTGTGTACGACGAACTAGACCCGACCAACTTTTACGTGTACCCACCTGCCACTACAGACGCCTCTATCGAGATTCTGTATTCCGCCGTGCCCACACCACACGATGCCAGCCAAGGCTTGTCAGTAGTCGGACCGCAGGCTTTCAAGCTAAGTGATGCCTACGCCCCGGTTGCCACCGATTACATTCTGTATCGCGCTTACAGCAAGGACGCCGAACACGCGGCCAACCTGCAACGCGCCCAGATGCACTATCAAAGCTACATGCAGCAAATGGGCGGCAAGGCGCAGTCTGATGCCCAAGCATCCCCCGACGCCTTTGACAGTTCCGCCAATCCGCAGAGGACTCGCGCATGACTCTGGACGAACTGGTAAATCAGGTGATTCTGGACGTGCCGGAAGCACCCATCATGACCATTCGCGACCAGATTAAACGCATGGCGCGAGAATTGTGCCAAGAGGCTGACGCCTGGGTGGTCGAGGGCATTGTTGTGGTGGCTGCTAAATCCGGTTACCCGCAGGTACTGACGCCCGAGAACGGCGAAGTG